GCCTGCCCGACAACGGCACGGCGGAGGGGACGTTCAACTTCACGAACGGGACCGTGCAGGCATTGGTCCGCGCCGACATGAACGCCGGCGCCACGTCGCCCTACAAGATCGTCATTCCGGGCGGCGCGTCCCCGATCAACATTGGTTTTTCCGCCTACGTCACCAAGCTGGCCGGGCCGGATGCCAAGGTCGACGGCAAGCTGGAAATTCAGATCACCCTGAAGATCACTGGCGCCATTACCATTTTCTGAGGCTGATGACATGAGCAACTTCAACAAGTCCAATTTCCTGGCGGCCATCAAGCCGAAGGCGCAACCGTTCGACGTGGAGGGCTTCGGCCCCGTGTCGATTTCGCAACTCACCGTGGCCGAAGTGGAAAATCTGCGGGTCGGCATGAAGACCGACGGCAACACGGACCAATTCGGCTTGCGCCTGGTGCTCATGGCTGTCGTAGATGAAGACGGCGCCCATGTCTTTGACGACACCGACCTGCCGGCCCTGCAATCCTCTGCCAATGCCGCCCTTGATCCCTTGATCGGCAAGGCACTGGAAGTGAATGGCTTCAAGAAGGCTGACGAAAAAAACGCCTGAGGGACAGCCCCGAGCGCCTATTTCGGCTGAGACTGGCGCTCGCCCTCGGTCGGTTGCCGGGTGAGATTGACGCGATGCCCTACGCGGATTTCGTGGAATTCCAGGAGTTTTACGGCCTGGAGCCATGGGGGACGCAGGTGCAAGACGCCATGAACGCGCATCAATGCTCCGTCATGGCAAATCTGGAGCGCGACAGCAAGAGCAAGCCGGAGCCGTACAGCATCCGGGACTTTCTCCTATTCCCGCCCCCCGCGCCGGAGCCTTCCGCCGAGGTGCTGGTGGAGGGGAAAACGGCCTTGCAGTGGCGCATGATCTTTGCGGCGGAAGCATTGCAGGCGGCAGAACAACGGAAGGCGGCGGCAGATGGTGTCACCACGTAGCGCAAGAAGGGCGGCCCGCGTTCGCAATGGCGACGGCCTGGATGAACTGAGCGCAGATATTGACGCCATGATTGCCGACCTGGAGGCCAGCCTACCGGAAATAGTCATGACTGCGGCGGAAGTCATTGAGGCCGAAATCAGGCAGCGTGCGCCAGTTGATACCGGCGCATTGGTGCGGTCCCTGGACAGCAAGGCGGACCGGCGCAAAGGGGCGGCAAGCGCCACCGTCCAGATGGAGCGCAGCGGCCCGGATGGAACGGAGCATTACGCCATCTTTCAGGAGTTTGGAACGTCGAAGATGGCGGCGCGGCCATTCTTCCGCCCCGGCGTGGAAGCGGCGGCGCCAAAGGTTCAAGAATTGGTGTCGGCGCAGATTCTCGCGCAGATCGAAACCTATGACCAATGACCTAGTTCATTGACTCTTTCCCCTTGCCGGCATTCTCAAGTCATACAGTTCATCCGAATCATCGTACGGATCAGCCGATACAGGCCCCAAAGTAGCAATCCAAACATCGCACCAAGACCGCCTCCGGGCGGTTTTCCCATTTCTGGACACTGAAAAATGGCACTCGGGAATCTCTCAATCAAGGTCAGTGCCGACATTGGCGGCTACACGACCAACATGGATGTCGCCAAGAAAACGGCGCAGTCCAGCATGGGGGATTCTTCGGCGGCGGTGAATGAGTTCGCCAAGGCGTTTGTCCAGTCGCAAGAGGATATGACGAAGGCGACGGCGGCCATGAACGCCAACATGGAAGCCTCCGCGAAAGCCATGTCGTCGAACATGGAGGCCGCGAACGACGCCATCATTTCCACGTCTGGCAAGGCCGCTGAATCCGTCCAGGCAATCAGCGACACTGCCGCAGAAGCAGATTTCTCCACCATGGGCGAGAAGATTGCCTCCGCCATCGGGCAGGGTGTGGGCGCCGGCATGGTGGCTGCAAAAGTCGCATGGGATGGCTTCGCAGAGTACAGCAAAACCAAGGCCATGGTAATAGGCATTGCCGTGTCGGCAATGTTTGCAGCGGTCGGGCTGGGGGCGGCATACACAGCATACAAGCTGATTAAATTCAGCGCTGATTCCATATCCGCCATGATGGACGGGACTTTCTACAAGTCCGAAAACATCGACTCCCTGATTGCAGCCAACACCGAACTGAAAGACTTGCAGGAAAACCTGCGGCTGTCCGCCATCGAAGCCGGCGCCCTGAATGAAACATTCAAGCGCATGGGCGAATCCCCTGGCGACTACAAGGCAGTTTATGCCGGCATCGACACGGCCATCCGCTCCAACGGCGAAGAGCTGGACCGCCTCGGCGTGAAGTACAAGGGCGCGGACGGGGCCGTTCTGGATAACCGGAAGACCCTGGAAAACGCCAAGGCCGTACTCGATACCTACACCGAGGGGTGGGACCGCAACCAGGCCGCCGCCGCTATTGGCATCGGCACTTACGCGCAAATCACGTCCGCGCTCAAGGTATCCGCCGCAGAGGTGCAGAAATCCAAGGAGCGGATGGACGAGTACCAGCTTGGGGTGACCGCCGGAACACAGGAAATGGTCACGAAGTATCAGACCGCCATGCGCGAGTTTGGCCGAGAAAACGACCTCATGGCACAGGGCTTCAAGCGAGTCTATGCCGATGCCGTCATGCCGCTTTACACCGACATGGCCAACATGATGAAGGAGGGGTGGCCCAGCATCGTACAGGCTACCCGCATCGGCGTTTCTACCGTGGTCGGCCTGTTCTACGCCCTCAAGGACGGCGTGTATATCGTGTATGAGCCAATCCGCGCCGTAATGGACGCCATTGCTTTAGGCATCATTGGGCTTGGCACTGCCGCCGCGAAGCTCGCACAGGGCGACGTGAAGGGCGCGGGCAATGCACTGGCCCTTGGCTGGGAAATGGCAAAGGACCGCGTAAAGCAGGCCGGCGCAAACATCGTCGCCGAAGTTATGGCGAACGACGCCAAGATCAAACTTGCCACGGGCGGTGATGGCCGGGATGCGTCCATCGCATCCGCCAAAGTCGGGCCGATCAAGAAGCTGAAGGGGTGGCAAGGGAAGCCGGAAGACGAAGCGGAAGACGCGGCGGCGGCAGGCCAAAAGGACGACGTAGCCAAATCCCTCCTGGAAAAGGCCATGAAGGAGCAGGAGGCCATCATTGCCAGCGAAAAACAGATGCTCGCCGATCGTGAGCAGTTCCTGAAGATCGACTACGACACGGACGTAATCAACGCCAAAGCCTACTACGGCAGCAAGCAAAAGCTGATCGTTGATGAACTGGCGGCGACTCAAGCCGGCTACGCGAAGGAAATCGCGGCGCTTGAGGCGTTCAAGAAGTCCCGGGAAAAGGACGGCGACAGGGTAGCCGCACAGACCCGCATTGACGAGGTAAAGGCCAAGAGCGCCGCTGCGGAAATTGCTGCCAACAAAGCCATCGCCCTGTCCTATGTGGAGCTTGAGAAAGAAAAGCAGGATATTGCAAAGTCATTCATGCTCGACGCCGAAACTGAGGCCGCGTCGTTCAAGAAGCGCACGGAAGCGCTGACCGCCTACATTGAGCTTGAACTGGCGAGCACGGTCGAAGGCAACAAGCTCCTCGAGAAAGAAGCCAAACGCCATGCCGAGGCGATGCTGAGGGCGGAGCAATCCGACCGGCAAAAGAAGATTGCATCCGACGCCTTTATGCTGCAGAACGAGAAGGAGTTTTCTTCCCAGGTGGCCGGTTACTGGATTGCCGCGAACGCCACGATCATGACGACGCAGCAGCACGCGGCGAAGCTCACGGCGGACGCCATGGCCGCCGCAGCGCACGGGGTGGCATCAAGCATCTCCCAGGCCATCATCTACGGCAAGAATTTGGGCGAGAGCCTGAAGAATGTCGCTCTGAGCATTGCTGACAACTTCATTACGGCATTCATCGAAATCGGCATCAAGAAAATGCTGACGGACAAGATCGCGGCCGGGGCCTTTGCCTTGGTCGTTGGGGCGCAGTCTGCGGCGATGGTGGCGATGGCGTCCCTGAATGCCTTTGCCTCGACCGCAGCAATCCCGATTGTTGGCCCGCTCATGGCGCCAGAGGCTGCGATTGCCGCAGGCGCTGCGGCGTCCGTGTTTGCCGGCGCGGCAACCGCAGCAGCGGCCGGCGGCGTGGCATCTGCCCGTGGCGGGTGGGACGTGCCCGACGGTAACGACCCGCTCGCCCAGTTGCACCGGAGGGAAATGGTGCTGCCGGAAGCGCAGGCCGATGTAATCCGGGGCTTGGCCAAGAATCCCGGCAACGGCCCGCAGCAATACGCGCAGAACGACGGGCGGGGCGGGAGCGGTGGCGACACCCACAACTGGCACATTCACGCGATGGATGCGACGGGCGTGGAGCGGGTGCTTCGGGACCACGGCCCCAAGTTCGCCCGTGAAATGCGCCGCCAGGCGCGGAACTTCAGCCCGACACACGCATGAGTGAAAGCCCATGAGCAACGCAGTCCTGCCCATCTCCATGGCCATGTTCCCAGGGGCCATTGTCTCGCCCCGCTACTCGACAAAGGTGCAGACCGCCGTCAGCGGACGGGAGACTCGCGCCGCGTTCATGGCCTATCCGCTCTACGACGTGACGCTGGTTTCTGATGTGCTCAGGACCGGCGCACTCGGGGCGGAACTTGAAACCCTCTCGGGGTTTTTCCGCCAGATGCGCGGCATGTGGGATTCGTTCCTTGTTGCCGTGCCGGGCGATTCTGTTGCCGCAAGCCAGGCTTTCGGTGTAGGCGATGGCCTGAAGAAAATATTCCAGCTCACGCGGACCTTCGGCGGCGGCGGCTTTGGCTTTGCCGACCCGTGCCAAAACATCGCCAGCCTGACGAGCATCGAGGCCAACGGATCAGTGGTATCCGGCAGCGACTACAGCATCGGCAGCACAGGCCTTGTCACGTTCGTGACCGCCCCGGCATCCGACGCCGTGCTTACGTGGTCCGGTTCCTACTATTTCCGATGCCGCTTCACGCAGGACTCAGCCGATTTTGAGCAGTTCCAGATCAACATGTGGAAGCTGGGCAAGCTGACCATGACCGGCGCCCCCGGCAACAAAGTCTGACCCATGAAAACGCTTTCCTCCCCACTTG